ATGGTGTCTTGCAAACTCATGGTGTCAGCTGTCGCTACAACGTGATTAAAAAGCGAATGGAAATAGAGATTCCCAACATGACTTTTATTACAGACATGAAGGAAGAAGCCAGCTTGATTGAGATAGAGGATCGATGCATCAACATGGGTATACCTCATACCAAGGTGAGAGATTATTTAAAGATCTTGGCCCGTGAATACAATCCTGTGGTTGAGTGGATTGACTCAGTGCCTTGGGATGGAACTTCCAGGTTGCAGACTTTCCTAGATTCCATTGTCTCAACCCATGAAGAACTCAAAGACATGCTCATGAAGAAATGGCTGATCAGTTGTGTCGCTGCAGCATACGAGAAGAACGGAGTGGAACTCGAGGGAATCCTGGTGCTCCAAGGTGCACAGGGTCTTGGTAAGACACTTTGGTTTAAGCGACTGTGCGACTACGACAAGGGGTGGCTGTTGGAAGGTGCGACTTTAAACCCAAGCGATAAGGACTCGGTGAAGCGAGCCGTATCACATTGGATTGTGGAGCTTGGCGAGATAGAGTCTACCTTTAAAAAATCCGACATAGACCAATTGAAAGCATTTGTGACAGCACGAACAGACGAACTCAGACTACCTTATGATCGGGCCTTTACCACTTACCAAAGACGAACAGCTTTTTATGCCTCGGTGAATGCTAAAGAGTTCTTAACTGATACCAGTGGGAACAGAAGATTTTGGACGATCAGTGTTAAAGACATTAATGTAAACCATGGTGTTGATATGCAACAACTGTGGGCAGAGGTCAAAGAAACTTTGTACACACCTGGACAAAAGAATTGGTACTTATCACCTGATGAAAGAAACATGTTGCAGGATTCAAATGAGATGTACCGAACCCAATCCAGTGTTGAGGATCTGTTGTTGCAACATGTACAGTTTGATGCGATAGATCCAAGACCTGTACAAATGACTGAACTCTTGCGAGACATGGGTATTGCTAACCCTCGTATGCCCGACTTCAAGGAAGCTGCTCGAGTCTTGCAGGAGAACGGTTGTGAGCCTAGACGATCAAATGGTAAGAAAGTCTACGACATCAACTATAACAAACCTGGTGGTGAAACCACCTTTACGGATTTATTCTAATGCGACCTAAATACGAAACCAAAAAAGATTTAGACAATGAGAAAGACATCGCTGGTTTTTTAGAAAAGCAATGGGACTGCGAATTTATTAAATTGGATCCCATTAAATGGAAAGTTGACTATTTAATAAGAGATTTGACCAATGATGGTAAATATGCCTGGTGCGAGATTAAGCGGGCCAACATTAATTTCGGCCAGTATGTGTTTATGATCAGCTATAAAAAGATAGAGGCAGCACGGGCCTTACATAAAACCTCAGGCCATAAATTCATGTTGATCTTTAACTGCAACGATGCTTTGTGTTATCACTTGTGGGATTTTGATAAAGAGTATAAATTTGAATATTCGGGCCGCACCATGACGACACGGGACAGCCAAGACGTAGAACCTGTGTTTCGTATAGACCCCAGGGATTGTGTCATTGTCGATGGCTTCAAAGATGAGCGAAGCGAGGAAGGTGGCAGCGATGTATCGGAGTGATGGCAGGGTGTATTTGGTTGCAGGCCGTGGCAGCGATGGAAGGTGTCAGCACTGCTTATGGAGAGTACAATGAGTGAAATAATAAAACTTTTAATAGCTAGGATGGCTATGTTCAGCGAGGACAGAGTGGACAAATTGATAACAGCAGACGGTTTTGACGATGCGATCTTGGGGATCACGAATGATCCTGTCACGGGCTCGGAGAGACTGATCTACGACTACGAAAGGTGCATTAAGATCCTGGTTGACCTGGCTGTCGTGGATGAAGATACGGCCAATGATTTTATGCGGGACCAGGTGATGACAGGTAACCTTGGGGCTGCGACACCACTGTTTGTGAACAAGTGCGGCAGCGAGTATTTGTTCGGGGTGCTGCATTGATGGCTGAAATGAGTGTGTCAGCCCTGGTAAAAGGGTATAGTTTAGGTAGCTGTACACTGCACTGTACCCTGGGCGTAAACTACTGATTTTATGCTGTTTATTACTGTTATTACTACTATTAAGGGTATAAGGTAATAGTAATATATATAAACTTATATCATGGTTATATAACGCTATGAAATGGTGTTTATAAGAGGTGTAAATGGTATATATAGAGAGTAAGGTGCACTGTGCACTGATAGAATAAATTGAGGAGAAAAAAATGAGCAAAAAAGTAAAAGCAACGGTTGAATACATCAATGGAATGTATGCCAAATTAGAAGGCGAGAGACAGGCCACAGCTGCTGAGTTGGAATTGTTCCTGGACAACATGAATCCATTGCATGCTGATGTGCAAAAACAATTAGATGAATATGTGACCAAGATGGCCCTGATTTCTGAAAAGTTGAAGATCTATAAGTTCCTAAGCGATAATTACAAGGACGAGTCATGAAACAAGAAGATTTCGATAAAGTATTTTCACCTAAATTCAGAGGATTTACTGGCAGGTTATGGCTAGATTATGTGGACGAGACCAAATCACCTTTTGCAGTAACAAAAGATTATGCAGGCTATGTGATTGATAATTTCAAGTATTTGGTTAAGAGATTTAATAGAGAGAACGATGATTAATTATCCATGCGGTTGGTTTGACGTTGAGCAATTACCTGGAGGTAGTGGTGACAGACAAAAATGACAAGTCTATGGCCCCGAATCAGGAGGCATTGCTTGAGGCTTATGCTAAAAACAGTGATAAGCCACCGAAAAACAAAGGCGGCAGGCCCAAAGGTTCTACCAAGAAACAAAAGCGTATATTAGCTCAGGCTCCTGGTAGTTTTGATAAAGACGAAGAGTTTGGCCTGACTGAAATGCAAAATGCCTTTGTGTGGTTCTACACTGAGGGTGCTTGCTCACAAACTGAAGCAGCCAGGAATGCAGGATATGAGTTTCCAGCCTCGGCTGCCAATAAAATGTTAAATGGCAAGGATTATCCGAATGTGGTGAAGGCCATTATCGTAAAGAATGAGGAGTTGGCCAAGAAATATGCAATTACACCCCAAAAGACAGGAAAAATGCTGTGGAACTTGGCCGAGACTGCATATGAGAATGGTGCATACAACGCAGCTGTCTCAGCGATCAAAGAATTGAATAATTTAGCTGGTTTAATCGTTCATAAGAACCAAAACCTGAACATAAATGCAAGTTTGGATAGTATGGATAAGGAAGGCATCAAAAAACGCTTAGAAACGCTCTTAGGAGCCGATCCAACGATAAATGACAAGGATATGTGATGGGTAAAGAAGAATTAGAGAAATATCTGTCTAAACAGGCCCAAAAATACATAGCCGAGTATCGCAAACATGAACAGGTTATTAGACGTGATTGGGGAGGACCTAATCGACTCAAGAGGTTATGTTCACCTGACATGAGAGAACGCTTTGAGAAGGCTGAGAAGATGGTTCAGAAGGCAATTGACTCGGGTTCAGCTGATAGTATCAAAGGAATGGTTGCCATGATGGAGAGAGCATTCTACGCCCTGGTTACTGAAGTCAATGAAAGAGGCTATGTCTACATCCAACCCAATGTTAGATATTACGAGTTTGGATCTAAGAATTACCTGGTGGTTGACCATGACCATGAACTAGAAAATGCACTTGAACGACACGGCCAAGAACCCAACACAATTCTCATTAGCATGGAGCAGCTGTTCAAGTTCTTACCCGAAGAGATGGCAGACATTCTCAAAGCTGTCCAGGAGCTTTCACCCACAGCTAAATTCAAATCAGTTGAGCACAAATGAACGCTGATCTGAGAGAAGGAGAGCTAGAGTTATTACACGAACTTAGGAAGATTAAGACAGAGCTAATCAAAACAAAAGCCATCCTTGATGATATCTCCAAAGAAGTCCACGCCCTGGAGGAAAAGTTAATCGGGGCTGCTGAAATCTTAGAACTATTTAATTCAAGATAGTTGTTATACAAACC